CTTGGCGATGGGTAAGGGCATAAAAATTCTCTCCGACAGCGTTACCTACAGTTGAGAAGTCTGTTGGTAACGCTGTTGCAATATCATTTGCGATTTTTTGCATGTCTTCAAGTGCTTTTCCACCAGCGCCAGTTTTAGTGACAATGGTGTCCATACCCTCATCTACTTGACGAAAGGCTTCAAGAGCACTCTTCCCGAAATCAACCAATTTTTGACTGATATCTGATAGTTTTTCAGAAAATTGATTGAGCAATTCAGCTTTTAAGAGATTGTTTGTCTCGCTTAAAGTTCCGCTCGCTTGTTTGCCAGCGTTCCCAAGGTTACTCATCTCTTGAGAGAGATTCGAGTAAGCTGTTTTAGCTTGATTCAACTGTGTTTCCATTTTATTGGCTTCAGCTGAATTTTCACCATACTCTTGCTTTGTAAGAGCTAGTTGCTTTTCTAGATTTTCAATCTGCCGAGCAACAATATCAGATTGAGCTCCAATCCTTTTCTCAGCAAGTGCCAATTTGTCAGCTTCACTTGCGTTAGCTCCTAGCTGACTTTCTTGCAATTTGAATGAACTGACTACTCTTTCATTCTCGCTAGCCAGTTGCTTCTGCTCATTTTGCAATTCTTTTAATTGGTTCTTGTTGTTCTGAGTAGCATTACCATTTTCAGAAAGCGCCTGGTTCACACTTGCAAGCTTACCCTCATATCCTTTTAGGACGTTTTGCGTGATTTCTACCTCACGCTGGAAAGCACGGTACTGATCAGCACCAATATCACCATTTTTAAACTGTTGCTCCACCTGAGACTGAGCTTGTCTCAAGGTTTCCAGTTTCTCCTTGGTCGTCGCAACTTGCTTTTGCAAGACTTCTTGCTTCTGAGTCAGGAGCGTTACGTTCCCTGTATCAAACTTCAAGGCCTTGTCAATCTGTCTCAACTCCTGACTTGCATCAGTAGCAGCCTTATTGACATTTTTCAGCGCCTTCTGCAAGGGTTGCGTGTCGCCATCGATTTCAATTTTGATACCTTTGATATTTCCTGCCATATTTCCTCCTTTCTCAAAAAATAGAAAAGAGCTGAGATAGCTTCTACCACTGATAATGCAGTCAGACCAACGAACTTGGTCTCAGAATCGCTCTCTCAGCACTCATTTTTTCTTTAAAAACTGTCAAAATCAGCTTGCGTGGCTTTCCGTTCGCCACCTTTATCCTCACTCCGTAAATTCACATAATCCGTCTGATAATCTAGAGCCATTCCGATTGAGATGTGCTTTAGATCATCGATAGACAGACCAGTTTCTTTACAGCAGGACAGATAGGATTCTACTGTGAAGATTTCTTCGCTAGCTGATTCTGATTCATCTGGTGCTTTTTTGTCGTCATGCTCGCATTCAGCATTTCCATCAGCACAGGCCCAACTTCCTGAATCGGGAAAACTTCCATTTCCATGAAGAATTGTTCATAAGGCTTGATGTGAGGATTTGCAGATTTAGCAAAGGTCCAAAAAAGACGGTTGAAAAAGGTCATATCAAAATCTGACAACATCGAAATATCAATATTAGTCGCTGTCAATTCCTTGTCGGTTTCCAGCTTGTTCAATTCATTCATGAATGATTGATTTTTCAACATCGAGAACAAATCTTGAAAATAATCTTTCCCAAATTGTTGCTTGTAGGCGATAGGAGTATAGCCGTTGGTCCCCAACTCATACTCCTGATCACCAACCAAAACGATTTTACGCATAGATTTTCTCCTTAAGCTGCCACTGCAGTAGGTTCATACACTTTCTTGAACCAGTTGTCATAAATTTCTTTATTATCAGCTGATGTGATAGAACGCTTGACAACTGTATCCAATGGACGCGGACTAGCTTTGAAACTAAGTTCACGTTCGTTGGTTGATGTCCCGTTCTTAGTTTTTGAGCCAAGAGATGGGCGACTGGCAAAACAGTAGTACATCACATAGCGAGTCTTGTTTTTGTCACCTTCAAACTGGAACATCATTGCGAACTCTGTCAAACTCGCATCCGCTTTTTCAGTCATAACACCAGTTTGAGGGTCCTTGATTTCACCAAGAATTTTTGTTGCAAATTCATCAATGATGTGTGGAATTTTAAGTTTACCTTCATAGCCTTCGTTTGAATTCATGAAATGGTAATCCTTGTTGTCTGCTTTGATAGGGGTTGTTTCCCCTTTGGTATCAAGTGTCAACTCCATCGCTCCAGGAAAACGAAAAACATCGCCGTAAGTGATAACCCCATCTGCTGCAAGTGTTTTGACAGGTGCGATATGTACGTTTTCTAGGCCAAAGGTTACTTTATTTTCTTGAGTCATGTCATTCCTCCTTAATATAGATAGACCGTATAAGACTTGACATAGAGTCTTTCAGTCTCGATAAATGTTTCTTCTTGAACATCGAAAAAGAGCTCGTGGGTTGCCCACAGCTCTTCCAGACGTTCTTCCAAATCTTCATCCTTATTCTCAAAAGCCAGCTCAACTGTCACACTCTTAATCTGATGATTAACCGTGTTATCAGCTGCATTGATGGCTGGACTCGATTCATAATAGACCAGGTAAGGTAGGTCAGGAGCGTTCCCAATTTTAAACGCTCGATAAGTGACAGGCAAGTTTGCCTGTTCCAAAATAGCAGCAAAGTCTGATAGCTTCATTTCCCAATCTCCTTGATACGCTTCTCAAAGTTCTGAATTGCTTTTTCTTCAGCTGGCTTGATGTGGACGATACCAGCGACACGACCACCATTTCTTGAAAGGTGCCCGTTCTCAAGTATGTGAGTAAGACTTGCAACTGCGTTGAAGACAACAAAAGAGCCATTGCCCAACTTCTTCTTTTTCCAACTTCTACGATACTTTCCGTACCGTTTCGGACTTGTCTCCTTCAACTCATCCACAGTCTCATCAGCTACTTGCTCGGCAATCTTATCCACTTCTTCAGTAACCTCATCAGAGTAAGCTGCAAGCTCTTTCGCTATAAAATCAGCAAGGTCATTACTCATTTCAAGACCTCTGACAAAGTCAACTCTAAAATTTCAGAATCGATAGGATAGGTTTTCAAGATACGATATTGCTTGCCTTCAAATTTCGCAAACTCCTGATTCTCATACTCAAAATTTCGAATCTCAACGACCAAGCTCGGTTTTAGCCCTGCTTGGTTCGCCTGATAAAATTCAGAGCGAGTAACCTTCTTTTTACGACACAACAGAGTAACTTCAACATCTTCAGAGATTGGTTGTAGTAACTTGTCCTTACCTGTGACTTTCTTAGAGATCAGCGTGATTTCATGATTCCACATTCTTGACCTCTTTCTTTGATGCTATCTGTAAATTATGCAGTCGCCATTGAAGGTGACGTGGCATATCCACCCCACCCTCATAGCGATAAGCAGCATAGTCAACGATAAACATTTCATGGTCAGCACGCTCACCAACAAGCTCGATACCGAGATTATCGGTCAATTCAGTGATGACACTTGAAATGATTTTTTTTAACGGCTTGTCTCTCAAGTCGGTTGAAATACCCAACTTAAGCTTCAGCAATTCTAAAAGCTGACCTTCATCCATGCTTACTCCTCAACTTCCTTAGCAGGCTCTTCAGCAGTTTCCTCGACTGTTTCTTCCTGCTCAACTTCGGGATCTTCCTTAACTTCTTTTGTTTCAGGAGCTGGTTTCTTAGGCTCATCATCTCCCAAAACCTCAAGGAAGATAGAGCCAGCAGTGTTGGCACCAGTCAAAAGGCCATTGGTAAAGCTATCTGTGGGCTCATATCCATCACGAGGAAAGATATCGCCAACAGCGTAGTCATGATTTTCAGGATCAGACAAGTCCTTGAAAGGACGGATTACTTTATAGCTCATGCGCTACCTCCTTAAGCTACAACATCAGTGTATGTTCCGAAGAATCCAGCTTCTTCATCTGCTTTCTTAATATCCAAACGGATGAAAAGTCCAAGCAATTGTCCGTAAATGTCATTGTTCACCCATTTAACGGATACTTGGGCGCGGTCAAACTCTTTGACAAACTCAGTGACATCCCCAATGAAGAATTTCATGTCTCCTTCATTTCCAAACACTGTATCATCTACTTTGTAGATTGTTTTTCCACCAAATGAATAGCCAGTAGGTGAAGCTACATCGGTTTGAAGCATGTAGCGCCCATCTTTGTCCTTCACCTTGTCAAGTGCGGCAAACATTGACTTAGTTACAACGATGCTTGCTTTATAAATTGATTTAAGCTTCTTGTTGTAGATATCTTTAATACCATCAAATCCAGACGCATCTGCTTGGGTAGCTGTTTTGAGGACAGCTGTAACTAATGACAATTCAGTGTTTTCACCTTGGTTGAATACTTCGTCTTCAACAATGGACATGATGTCATAGTCTGCGTCGTCAATCATTTCTTGTGACACA